TACTTTTCCCTTACTCTCTGACATTATGTTATCGTACTCATCTTGCGATAGTTCAGTGCCTTTGATAGCTATGCCATAGTCTTTGTCGGTGTATAGTGAGAAAGGTTTTCGGCGAAACGAAGTTTTCTCTGGGTCAAAGGGGTGTTGACACACCCCAAATTGTACATCTTTTAAATAGACTTGTCTAATTAGTGTTGTCCACTTTAACTTATTAGACCCACCACTTCTGGTAGTTATCTCGTAAAAGTTTTTAGTTTCTAAATCAAATCTAAATATAGTCATGTTACTTTCCTTCCTTGATTTCCATGTTGTATACTAAGTCGTTAACCCACTTAGCTGTACCTGTTGGATTCTCTATGATGAGGTCATAGATTTCTTCTGATGTCATACCATAGAAATCATTCTCATCTATATCAGTTCCATTTTCATGTATGTCTCTCGGTGGATTGACATAGTTCTTGGTAGTGTTGTTACTCTCTACATGAGTACGATAGATTGGTGTGCCAGAGTAATGACCCATGCCTTTATAACCCCAATCATCATCTTCATAAGTCCACTTGCTCTCTATCTTTTTTAGAGTGTCAGTATCTTGATCGTACTTGTAATCTCTGGACAAAGCATAGTTACCTCGTGGCTCTAATGAGTATGTGTTTGACAACCACATATCATCTGTGGTCTTGCCTTGATCCTCGTTGATGATAGTAAACTCCTCTGTCTTACTATCTAGGAACAAGAGCTTGTCACTACCAATCATATCAGACAACATCTCTTGCCAATCTGGATTGTATAGTAACTCTGGCTCATTGATTAGTTGTGGTCTGAGTATCCACTTGACAAACTGATGAGTATCAGATTTGTTACTGTCAATCATGGGTGTAGGTAACTGAGGTCCATTGTGCATGAGCCATATATCTCTGTTACTTTCTTCTTTTGTTAATACCTGGTAAGGGTGTGACATAGCTTTGCTTGACTCCCCATTGGTATTGAATCTGAAATGTAAACCCATAGGCACATCTAGATTTTTGTAGCTATCCCATAACTTGTTGATAGATTTGAATGATTTTGGCTTACCCAATTTGTGAACATGAACTTTGCCTTTGTTAGCAAACATAAGTCCAAACCCATCATCATTATTTAAGTAAGCACAGTTCATCATATTTTCTGTGATCACTTCTGGTTTTGTAGCTTGTATAATTAAGCACATAATATAACTCCTTTTCAGTTAAGCTATTTCTCTTAGATTGTTCTGCTCATCAGACCAATCAACACTACGACTTGGCTTACCTATGCAATAGGATTTTCTTGTTAGCCAACCATAGAATATCTTATACTCACTTCTATTTTGTGGTAACTCCATGTATTTTATGAAGTCTTTATAAGATAGTTTTGTCATGCTCGTAGTCTTACTAAACCCTACTAAAGCATGGACAAATTCCATTACTCTAAACAAACCTTGCTTTGCAAGATTGCCCTTGAATATTCTAAACTCTATTGTATGTCTGTGTGACATATTGACAGCCTCATATTTCTCAGATGAATTGACAGCGTCAGAAATCTTTTTGCTAGATTTCTTTGCCCATTGATCTGAATTACGACCTGCAATATGATTGACAAACTCCTCATTTTTATAGTCATTGATAAAGACAAGTAGCTTACCAATATCAAGTTGTGTTAGATGATTCCTTGATATGTGTATGTGCATACCTGTTGTATCAGTATTCCAGGATTTGAGGTGCTTGATTGCAGCTCCATTTAAAAATGTATCCCAATTCTCTCTATGAGCATTGAGTGTGGCTGGTGCTGTGACAATCTCAAAGCCATTGGATAGTGAGCCATCAGATTTCATAATAGCAAACTGTCCTGTCTTACCATTATAAAAATCATTGTGTGTCATTTCTCCAATCTCATAAGGACAATTATTTCTCCTCTCAACTTCTAACTCTACGCCCATATATAGAGGGTATAGTTCTGTCCTGTCCTTGTCTGATACTTGGTAACTACAATGTGACATTACATCTTCATTGTATTCATAGATATAATCATCATGCTGTGATTCAGATTCCTCATCATAATAATCATCTTCGCTTACATATGTATCTCTGTTCTCTGAGTATCTGTAATTGTCAATACAATTAGAACATATAGGGTTATCATCATAAGCCCACCTTACATCATCTTCATATTCCCAGGAACCACAATCCTCACACTTACTAAATCTGTCAATGGCATCACCGAAAAGATTAGTGAGCCTTCTGTATCTTGTCATGTCATTTCGTATGAAATATCTTGATAACATTCTGTCAACATCATTAAGAAAATCAACCTCGATATCATGCTCATCAATTCTATCCTCATATTTTAAGCCATATAAATATGAGTACATAGTTTCATTGTTGTACTCTGTACTTCTCAGTTCTGATAGTAAAGTCATTTTGTACCCCACTTGTTTAGTAGTTCGCTAGTGATTGCCTGTTCCTCTTGAATAGACAACTCATCAACATCTGAGTCCAGGATTTGTTCGTCTTGTATTTCCTGTTGGTCAATAACCCAGTCAGTAAAGCTCATAGTTCTTTTAGTATCTGATTTAATAGGCATAATTAAACTCCTTGTATTATCAGATTATCAGTATCAAATTCTACTGACACCATGTCAGTAGTAAATGTTGCCGACAGTTTACGATTATTAATATCAATAATCGGTCTTTTAATAGTACCATTTATCTTATGCGTACCATGTTCATCAAACTCTATCATAATATAATTCTTTGCATAACTTATATTATATCTCTTATCACATATAAAAGAATTGTCAAGCAATCTTTTACCCTCTATCCATAATCTTTTATTACCTCTATGCGTTCCTAGTTTATACTCAAATACTGTTGCCATATACACCAACCTCTATGTAGTTTCTGAATCTTTGCTCGTCAAATCTCTCATTAGATTCTTTAGCAATATAACAATAGTTATCAATTTGATGACCTATTGTCATTAATTCAATAGTATTTCTTTTACAGTTCTTACTTAATTGTATAAATTCATTTGCTCTTTTTGTAAAGTCTTTTCTAGTTAGCATATTAATTCTCCTTTTAGTTAATATATCCATCAATGAATACTGTATTTGTGCTTGTTTCATAAGTGAATTTTTTAAGGTCAATATCAGTATCAATTAACTGACTCATTAAATCAGTTTTCTGTAATTTAATAAATCTTCCTGTATCAACTTTACTCATCACAACATAAGCATACACATAATAACAACTTCTCAATAATCTTGTTAGCGTTCTTTTATCTTTAATTTCAATTCTATTCGTTTCCATTTTAACCTACTTTCTATAACTTACTTCTATATTATTAAACTTGCTTGTCAAGTCTTTTTTTTAAGCATATCTACATTTATTACTTCTACCCCCTAACATTGAAAACCCATTATAAGCACTTGATATTGGGTAATGTACTTTAGTATTTAAGTCTTTAAAACTTTTTTCTTTATAATTCAATATCTTTTTTACTTTTATTTCTTTTTCTTTTTTAATCCAAACGATTGCCTTAAATCGTTTTCTTGGCTTTTTATTTAACATCATTAAACCTTTGTTTAACTTGGTTAAGGGAAGGTAACAAGCTAATCTTTTTATCTTCCATTATTACAATCTATATTATTAAAACTTAATTGCAATAGCTAATTTCAGTGAAATGTGGATAACCTGTGGATAACTTTTGTTTCATATAGTGAAACATTTGGGGGAAGGTATTGGCTCAAAGCCTAGAAAAAAGAAAAGGGCGAAGTTTAAACTATTCCAAAAAAATGTCAAGCAAATAAAGTGCGACACATTGACGCACCCAGGATTTGGGGTAAATGAGAACAAAACGAGAACACCCATTTTCCTAGAAATGACCAAGCGACCACCCCCCACCCAAAAAAATCTAAAAGTCTACTGTATATATAATGCATCAAAAAAAATTTTAGCAAAAATTTAGACTTTTTTTCCCAGGGAAAAGTTTGCGGCAGATAGGATGCCCCCTTTAAATTGCGGGGAGGCGCGTTATATTTGAGAGAGTGAACGCTACTTAATCCTCCCCGTCTTACAGGAGACGTGTGGCGTGAACCACACACAACTATTGTACAACATTTACTCTTGCAATACAAGTATAAATGTTGTATACTACTTCTATGACTAAAGCAACTAAGATGCAGCAACCTGACTCAGAGATTAAGTTAACTCCCCAGCAGGAAGCGTTCTGTAATGAGTTCATAAAAGATCTCAATATCAAACAAGCCGCCATAAGAGCAGGCTACTCTGAGAAGCACGCAGCGAATAACGCATATAAGTTAACGAAAGACCCTGCGATTGTAGCAAGGATTGCCGAGCTGAAGTCTGAACAAACAAAACGTACTAAAATTGAAGCGGACGATATACTTAGGCGCCTAGTACGTATCTCTGAAAAGACTGAACAAGAAGGAGATTACAACGCGGCTATCCGCTCCTTAGAACTTCTCGGTAAACATCAAGCGATGTGGACTGACAAGTCTATTAATGAAACGACTGTAACAAATGCGTTTGCTACAGGAAACTCGCAGGAGGATATAGCCAGAGATGTTGAGCGTCTTAAAAGGATAGCAGCACCTAAAATTAAACAAATAAAATAAGGATACAATATGCCAGGAGCAAAAGTAATAACTAAACAAAAGAAAGCGTTTAAGGATTCGCAGACTCGTAGAAATATGAAGAACGCAAAACCTAGACCGCAACAAAAACAAAAACCTAAAA